ATATGAGCGACGCCCAAAAATCTGAAAATCCATTCGTCGAATTCATCAAGAAGTACAGGCACGACCCCGTTCTCTTCGTGAAGGAAGTCTTCAAAGCCGAGCCTGACGAGTGGCAGTCTCAGTTCCTTGAGGCGATACGCGATAACAACCGACGCATATCCGTCCGCTCGGGTCACGGTGTGGGCAAATCCACTGCTGCATCATGGGCGATGCTCTGGTATCTGCTGACGCGTTATCCCGTTAAGGTCGTCGTCACGGCCCCAACGTCTAGCCAGCTATTTGACGCTTTGTTTGCTGAGATTAAGCGTTGGGTGAAAGAGATGCCGAAAGCGCTGCAAGAGTTGCTCGAAGTGAAGTCTGATCGGATTGAGTTACGACCGTCCCCTACCGAGGCGTTTATCTCCGCCAGAACGTCACGCGCCGAACAGCCTGAAGCCTTGCAGGGTATCCACTCGGATCACGTCATGCTGGTTGCCGACGAAGCATCCGGTGTACCTGAAGCCGTTTTTGAAGCAGCAGCCGGTTCCATGTCTGGGCATGAGGCGGTGACTATTTTGCTCGGAAACCCAGTTCGCGGGACAGGGTACTTCTATGAGACGCACAATCGTTTGCGCGATGAGTGGTTCACGCTACATGTGAACTGCGAGAAGAGTAAGCGCGTCTCCAAGGAGTTCGTCCGAGAGATGGCGATCAAGTACGGAGAAGAAAGCAACGCGTACCGTGTTCGTGTTCTGGGCGAGTTCCCGCTGGCGGATGACGACACCATGATTCCGTTTTCCGTTGTTGAGCAAGCGATGAACCGTGATATCGAGGTTGATCAGTTCTCGCCGATGACTTATGGCGTCGACGTCGCGCGCTTCGGTTCCGATAAATCCGCCTTAGCGAAGAAGAAGGGCAACGTCATCACCGAGGTGAAGAAGTGGCGTGGGATGGATTTGATGCAGCTGGTCGGTGCGATCAAGAGCGAATACGACGCGGAAGAGATGCACGATCGCCCGCTGTCGATTTATGTGGACTCGATTGGTCTTGGATCGGGTGTCGTCGATCGACTGCGCGAACTCGGTCTCCCGGCTGTCGGGATTAACGTCTCCGAGACCCCAGCGATGAAGTCGTCGTATGTGAATCTGCGTGCGGAGTTGTGGGGGAAGATGAAGCATTGGCTCGAACAGCGGAACTGCGCGATCCCGAAGGACGATGATTTGTTGTCCGATTTGACGGCTCCGCGTTATAGTTTCAACAGTTCTGGACGCTTACGCGTCGAATCGAAGGACGAGATGAAGAAGCGCGGTCTCGCATCGCCCGACATGGCGGATGCGTGTATACTGACATTGGCTGGTGATGCAGCTGTTGGAATTTACGGTTCTGCGTCGGGATCGACGTGGACGAAGCCACTAAGACGATTGCTTAAGGGAGTTGTTTAGATGCCGAATGTAGCAGGAAAGAAATATCCGTACACCAAGGCTGGCATGGCCGCCGCTAAGAAGGCGAAAGACAAGCAGAAGAAGATGGTCGCCAAGCGTTCATCGAAGAAAGGTAAGAAGTAGTGGCTGGCGGTCTTTACGCGAACATCCACGCAAAACGCAAGCGAATTAAAGCGGGAGCGAAAGAGCGCATGGCGCGTCCCGGCGAAGCGGGCTATCCGTCTTCAAAGGCGTTTAAGGCGGCTGCGAAGACAGTGAAGAAAAAGCCAAAGGCGAAGAAGTAGTGGCTAAACCGGCGAAAGGTAAAGCGAAGGTCAAAGTGACCTCAACAGGCAAACGCGTGTCATACGGCGCGAAGGGTGCGAAAGTTGCTCCGGGTACGCCAAAGGGTGACGCTTACTGCGCGAGAAGCTACGCGCAGATGAAGCAATACCCGAAAGCCGCGAAAGACCCTAATTCTCCACTGCGCCTGTCGCGTAAGCGTTGGGCGTGTTCAGGCAAAAAGAGTGTGAAGAGATGAGTTTGCTATCACTTCCTAGTCAGGCAAAACAGGCCGCCATGAACCTCTTAGGGTTTGACCCCGATCGGAGATACTTTCACGGATCAACTCACGACATCACCGAGTTTTCAAAGGACATGGCTAGCCCAGAAGGTCATTTTGGCGCAGGTTTTTATTTTTCGTCATCCCCAGAAGATGTTGCCTCTTACTACGCAACCGTACCCAATCCAGACCTAAGTGCGAAAGTAAGTAGAAGGGCAGAGGAACTTGCTTCAGAAAGAGATGTTGATTACGAGGATGTTCTGGACGAGGCGTATAAAGAGATTGCAGGAGAGTCGCAGGGAACAACCTATCCAATACGTTTGCGTACGCAAAACACGTTTGATATTTCCCAAGATGGCGACACGTTTCTCGAATACCGAGGACCAGAACTCGACCCAGAGGACTATCGCGACGAAGCGATGAACGATATTTTCGAGTCTGATTACGATTCTGTTAATGACTACGAAGAAGCGTTGCGCGAAAGAATGAATGATTTGGCGATTGAGGATTCGTATAATTTTGAACCGGAAGGGCCGCTTGTAGACTTCATCGACTCAATTCGCAGAAACGAGTTTGTCGATCAAGATCAAGCAGAGGAGTTGATCGCTAAAATACAAGAAGAAGCAATAGATGGTGGAATAGACGCCAAGCGTTTGGATAAAATCTTTCGCGACACGCCTTTATACGCTGAAGACGATATGGGTCGTCTAGTGGATAACGAGGTGTATCGCCAAGCGATTGAGGATGCCGGATTTGATAGCATTGTCCACGATGCGAATATCTTCAAAGGCATGGAGCGCACCCCGGAAGGGACAAAGCATACGATTGTTTTTGAACCGAATCAGATTCGCTCAGAATACGCTGAATACAACCCAGATAACGCTGACAGTGGGAATATATTGGCAAGCGCACTTGGCTATGGAGCTACTGGACTGTTGGGTGCATCTGCGCTTATGTCGCCAGAAGCAGAAGCGGGAGCCGCTACGCAGTTTATCCGGTTGCTGGAAGCAGGCTACCCAGAATCAACAGCGCGAAAGATAATGTCGGGCGAACTGCCGATGGACGAAGCTTCACGCATCAACCGAGCGCGTGAACAGGGTAAAGATATCGATAGGAACCTTATCCATCGATCACCAGTTGAAGGAATATTGGAGTTTGAGAGTTCTAAGTCAGGACGTATGGGTCCGGCTGTTTACGCGACTCCGCTAGATGACTACGGTCTTTCGTTTGGGGGAAACCAGTACAACCTAGTTGCGGAGAACATACCGGCGACTAATCGTCAAAGACTGGAGTTAGTAGAAACCCTTTCTCGGAATCTACTTGATCAAGGAGTTGACCCTAGGGTTGCTTATCAGCAAGCCCAAGTTGAGGCGAACGACATACTGCGCTCTCAAGGGTACACGACGGTAGAAATGACCGATAGAAGAGGTCGAGTAACCGAGGTTGCGATACTCGATCCAACAAATATCCGCGACAGGGATAGAGCGGCGTTTGATCCAGATCAAGTCAACAACCCCAATATATTAGCAACCCCCGCCCCAGTCGGAGCGGTTGGAGGCTTACTCGCATCAGAAGCCGCTACCCCAGAGGGTCAGCTGAACCCGTTGCTCGCCGTACCAGCTGAAGTCGGCTCCGCGTTAAATGAAGCAGTTGTCGGTACGCTAGATTTTCTTGGTCCAGATACGATTAACGCAATATCAGAGTTAATCGGTTCAGAGTATCGTATGCCACGATTGTCTGATCAAGAACTGGTTAGGTTGTATACTCAGGGCGGATACATGGACGAAGGGTACGGACGAGATGCAATCCGTACTGCAACCGGACTCCTTTCACCACTTTAAGGTAAAAAGATGGAAGCAAAAACATCACCAATTGATCAAGTTGAAAGCGAACTCAAAGAGCGCGACTTAATCGAAAACCCCAATGAGATGGCGGAAACCGAGTTTCAGGGTATCGTCACCGGCGAAGTTCAGGACGCGATCGATTACATCGACAACAGCATCTCGCTTGATCGGAACACGGCTTCCGAATACTACCGAGGCGAACCGTTCGGCGACGAAGAGGAAGGACGTTCTAGCGTTGTATCGATGGATGTACGCGATACCGTCCAATCGATTCTGCCGTCATTGATGAAAGTGTTCACGTCTGGCGAGAAAGTCGTTGAGTTCATACCGACAGGCGCTGAAGACGTCGCAATGGCTGAACAGGCAACCGACTACATTAACCACGTCTTTATGCAGGAAAACAAAGGGTTCTCGCTGCTTTACAACGCGTTCAAGGATGCGTTGATCCGTAAGGCGGGTGTCATCAAGTTTTATTGGGACGAATCGAAAGAAGTTGTTACAGAAAGTTACACTGATCTCTCAAAAGAGGCTGTCAACCTGTTGATGCAGGACGAAGAAGTGTATGCATCTGCGCTGAAGGAGCGCCCAGTGGGTGAGCCGATCATGGTTCAGCCTGACATCATTGATCCGATGACCGGCGACATCGTGCAGCCAGCTGTTTTTGAGCAACCGATGGAGTACGACTTAGAACTGAAGCGCGAGATCAAGAAGGGTCGCATCAAGTGCGAAGCGTTACCGCCTGAAGAGTTCCTGATTGATCGTCGAGCGAAGTCGATGGAAGAGGCGACGATCGTTGCTCATCGTAAGATGGCGACCGTCTCTGAACTGGTTGCGATGGGATACGACTTCGACGAAGTGTTGAAGCACGCAGGCGAAGACTTCCAGTTCGACACGAACTCCGAGTTCTACACGCGGAATCCAGTTGCGACGCTGAAAGGAATGACGGCGAAGGACGACGCCAACAAGCGCGTTCTGTACATTGAGGCGTACATCAAGGCGGATTACGACGGCGATGGGATCGCGGAACTTCGCAAGGTCTGTTGTATGGGTGACGCGTATGAGGTCATGCGTAATGAGCCATTCGATCACATTCCGTTCGCATCATTCTGCCCAGACCCAGAGCCACATACGTTCTTTGGTCAGTCGTTAGCCGACATCACGATGGACATCCAGCGCATCAAGTCGGCAATTCTACGGAATCAGTTGGACTCACTGGCGCAAGCGATTCACCCACGGATGGCAGTTGTCGAAGGACAAGCCAATCTGGAAGACGTTCTGAACTCAGAAGTCGGCGGGATTATTCGGATGCGCGCCCCCGGCATGGTGCAGTCGCTGAATACGCAGTTCGTCGGACAACAAGCGTTCCCGATGATGGCGTACATGGATGAAGTGAAGCAGGCGCGTACCGGCATTAACAAAGCAGCATCTGGCTTAGATGCGGATGCGCTTCAGTCGACAACCAAGACAGCCGTCGCCGCGACAGTGACAGCTGCGCGTCAGCATGTGGAATTGATTGCCAGAATCTTCGCAGAAACGGGAATGGCGTCCTTGTTTAAGGGGTTGTTGAAGTTATCAATCCTGCATCAAGACCAGCCGAAGATGGTACGCCTCCGGGGTAGTTTCGTCCCAGTTGATCCGCGTGCATGGAACTCGAACTACGATGTCGTCGTGAATGTTGGTCTCGGCGGTGTTGATGACGACCAGAAGGTTCAGCTGTTGACGGCGATCGCGCAGAAGCAAGAGCAAATCATGCAGACGATGGGACCGGCGAATCCGTTAGTCACTCAGGCGCAGTATCGTCAGACGTTGGCGAAACTGATTGAGACGGCTGGCATGAAGGACACTGAATCGTACTTCATGGACCCGAATGGTCAGCAAGCGCAGGCAGTGATGATGCAAGCCGCGCAAGCGCCGAAGAAGCCTGATCCAGCTGAGTTGCTCGCACAAGTCGAAATCCAGAAGATTCAGCAGCAGATTGACGAGTCAACGCAGCGTCTGGTTCTTGAGCGCGAGAAGATGCTGATGGAAGACGATCGCAAGCGTGACGAGTTGGATGCGAAGATTTCGCTGGATGCGATTGAACTTCAAGCGAAGTACGGAACGCAGATCGACGTGGCTGAACTGAAGGCGCAAGTCGAGCGTGAAAAAATGGCGACGCGTGAGCGTGGCGCAACACTTAGACAGATGATGAACAACGCGCCAAGAGGTGACTAATGTTATTTACAAGACGGGACATTGAGCTTGGAGAACAGGCTCGATCCGTCGTAACGAACGAGACATACAAGCAGGCGTTCGCAGATTTGCGAACTTTGTATACCGAGTCTCTTATCAATACGGCGGAGAATGAATCGGATAAACGCGAAAGAGCGTATATGGCGATCAGGATGCTGGACGAGGTTAAAGCAAATCTCGAACACATGATGGACAAGGGTAAGTTGGCAAAACAACACCTTGACAAACTCAACCGTAAGTAAGGGATAATGTAACTATGAGTGACACCCAAGAGAATGGATCACTAAGTTTAAGAGATGCGGCAAGCGCATTCGGTCGGATGATGGAGCCTAAACAAGGTACACCGGAGTCTAGTGCTGGAGAGGTTGTCGAAGAGTCCGAAGCAAGTGCAGAGGACGTTGGGCAAGAGGATACGTCGGAAGAGTTTTATAGCGAGGACTCTTCAGAAGACCCCGAAGCCAGTGCTGATGAAGTGGACGAAGCAGAGAGTGAAGTCGCTGCCCAGACTTACACCGTTCGAGTGGATGGTGAAGAAGTCGACGTAACGATCGATGAACTACTCAGCGGGTATTCACGGACGCAGGACTATACGCGAAAGACGATGGCATTAGCCGACGAGCGTAAAGCGCTCGAAAGTGAGTTGACACAGATTCGTCAGGAACGCGCACAACTTACTCAGGTTCTTGAGCAAATTGATGTTCAGGATCAGGAACAGGAACCCAACTGGGAATTGCTATACCAGCAAGACCCGAATCAGTGGGCCATCCAGCGTGAGATGTGGCGTACTAAGCAGGAGCGCAAGCGCGCGCTTGTGGAGGAGAAGCAGCGATTGCTTCAGGCGCAAGAGCAAGACAAGCAGCGGATCATCGCTGAGTTTGTTGACAAGGAGCGCGTGAAGTTATCTGAAGTTCTTCCGCAGTGGAGAGACGAGAAAGTTGCGAAGGCGGAAAAGGCGAAGGTCGCTGATTACGCCAAGAAGATCGGTTTCAACGATCAGGAGATCGCACAGTTTTTCGATCATCGAGCGGTTAGCACACTGTATAAGGCGATGAAGTATGACGAACTTCAAACTGGCAAACCAAAGGCGAAACGTCAGTCGACGCCTACTGCGAAAGCGGGTACGGCGACAGCAACGCCGAAGGGTAGAGATGCATTCCGTCAATCGACACAACGACTCGCAAAGTCAGGATCAGTTCGCGACGCGGCTGATGCTTTAAAACATTTGCTAAAGTAAGGAATCTTAATCATGGCAACTTATTTCACTTATTCCTCTGAAGGAATTAACGAAGACTTGGCGCAGGTGATCTACTCGATCTCGCCAGAAGAAACTCCACTGATGAGCAACGCAGGCCGTAAGTCTGTCTCTAACACTCTATTCGAGTGGCAGGAGGACCAACTTTCGGCGGCTGGCGATTCAGCCATCATCGAGGGGGGTTCAGCAACTTCAACTCAGGTAGCTCCTAAGCGTATGCAGAACTACGCTCAGTTGAACGCCAAGCGCGTGACCATTTCTGGCACGTTGGAAGCGGTCGATCTTGCAGGGCGCAATTCTGAACTCCAGTACGAGCTGGCAAAGAAGGCCTCCGAGCTAAAACGCGATATGGAATTTGCATTGACGCAAAACCAGATCGCAGTAGCAGGCGACGCTTCAACTGCGCGTAAGACAGCTGGTCTTGAGTCTTGGCTCCGCACAAACACCAATCGTGGTACTGGTACGACGACTGATGGTGCTGATCCAGAGCTTTCAGCGACAACTTCTGGTTTCCCAGATACAGCGCCTGTCGACTCAGACACAACTCGCGCGTTCACTGAAGTCATGTTGAAGGACGTTGTTCAGTCTGTATGGACTGAAGGCGGCGATCCATCAATCTTGATGGTTGGCGCAGCGCAGAAGCAGGTTGTTTCTGGATTCGCGGGTATCGCAGAACAGCGTTACATGGCTCCATCTGAAGGACCAACTACAATCATCGGTGCAGCTGATATCTATCAGTCAGACTTCGGTGCAATGTCGATTGTTCCTAACCGTTTTCAGCGTAACCGTTCAGCATTTGTTGTTGATCCAGAGTACGTTGAAGTTGGATACCTCCGTGACTTCGAGATCCAAGAACTGGCGAAGACAGGCGATGCTGAAGATCGTCAAATCGTTGTTGAGTTTGGACTCCAAGTCTCAAACGAAAAAGCACACGGTATCATTGCCGACTTGTCTTAATTGACAAAACCGAGAGGGGGCTTCGGCCCCTTCTTTTTATCTAAGGGTGTTGCATGGGAAACAAAAAGGTACTGAGCCACGACGCGCAGACAGGAATTACAAAGTATTGGGTCGATAATGGTGACGGAACGTTTACAATCGAGACCGATCAAGACTTCAAAGAAATTATTCAGAACAATCGAAACTTAACGAAAGAAACGGATAAGCACACTAAGTGGGGCGAATGGTCGCGTGTCGCGTCTATCCCGTTGACGGTGTATTACGATCTAAAACAGAAGGGAATACTGGACGACGAGAAGGCGCTGAAGAAGTGGCTGAATGATCCAGAGAATAAATATTTCAGAACACGCGAGGGGAAAGTATGAAGATTGTTGTCGGAGTCCCATGCCGGGACGAAGTACATACAACATTCTCTTATGATTTAGCGATGGCAATATCGACGCATCAACGGAATCATCCAGAGGACGAGATTGTGCTGTCGATGAAGCGCGGGACGTTGATCGCCGACCAGCGGCACGAACTGGCAAAGAAAGCGATTCTTGAAGAAGCGGATTATCTGTTGATGTTGGATTCGGACATGCGTTTCCCCCATGACATCATCGAGCAAATGGTTTCTCGCGATAAAGAGATACTCGCTGCGTGTTCCTCGACGCGTAAGTTTCCTGCAAAGACCAATGCGTTCCGGTCCATCCGCCCGTCGCTTCACCTGTGGATTGATAAAGACTCCACTGGGTTACATGAAGTCGCAGCGGTAGGAACTGCGATCATGCTGATTAAGACCGAAGTGTTTTTCCGCATGGACCTGCCGTTCTTTGAGATCGTTTGGGATGACTACTTCCAACATTTTATGGGGGAAGATGTATACTTTTGTGCAAAGGCGCGTCAGGCCGGTTACCAAGTGTGGGTCGATCAAGACTTGTCGCACAGTATTCGACACACGGGTTCCTATGAGTTTAGTCACGAAGATGCGATCATTAACAAGGACGACGACGAAGAGGTCGTCAAAGAGTTTATCGAATTGAGGAAGAAACTAGATGAGCGTGACGAATTACGGCGAACTGAAGTCAACGATAGCTGACTTTCTAAACCGATCGGATTTGACGTCAGTCATCCCGACATTTATCGACTTCGCCGAGGCGGAGTTCAATCGTAACTTGCGCGTCCGCCAGATGGTGTTGCGCGCCGAAGCGCAGATCGACGCACGCTTCTCAGCGGTTCCAGCTGACTTCATTGAAGCGAAAGATTTAGTGATCGTGACCACGAATCCCGTCCAGCCGCTTGAGTTCATTACGCAGCAAGAAATGGCGCAAGAGCGAAACACGACTTACACGGCTGCATCGACACCGAGGTACTTTTCAGTGGTTGGCGGTCAGTTCGAGTTTGTGCCGACACCGGATCAACAGTATTCGTTGGAGATGTCGTACTTCGCGAAGATTCCTGCGTTGTCAGCTGACACGGACACCAACTGGTTATTGACAGACTATCCAGACATTTACCTGTATACTTCACTTATGCATTCCGCGCCTTATCTGAAAGATGACGAGCGGATTGGAGTTTGGTCGCAACTGGCGGCTAAAGCGCGCGAGGAATTGATTGCGCGAGATGCCAGTTCGTCATTTAATGGGTCAACACCACGGATCAAAATTAGGAGCTTCGGATAATGGCCGGTTTTTCAAACTATCTCGAAACAGAGATTCTGGATCACGTTTTTGGCGGCAATGCGTATACAGCGCCAGCAACTTTGTACCTAGCGCTGCACACAGCTGATCCAGCTGAAGATGGTTCAGGAACTGAAGTATCAACTTCAGGTACTGCATATGCGCGTCAAACTGTGGCATTCACGGTTTCAGGCGATACAGCAACGACAAGCGCAGCAGTTGAATACTCAACAGCGACAGCAAACTTCGGAACTGTGTCTCACGTTGCAGTATGGGATGCATCGACAGCAGGCAACATGCTCGCATTTGCGGCATTGACGAGTTCAAAGACAATCGAGACAGGCGACGTGTTCCGCGTACCAGCCGGTGATCTCGATATCACACTGGACTAATTAAATGCCTAGCAGTCGTATTGGATACGGCTACGGCCCATACAGTGATGCCGATTTTGGTACTGAAGGAGTTATTCAGACCGGATCGGCTTCCGTCGTTGTAACATCCAGTGTTACAGCGAATGGCGGTATTCGTAAGGACGGATCAGCATCTGACTCAATCGTAACGTCGTCGATCACTGCATCTGCCACGCGAGTACGAGAGTCTGGAGCGCTAGTCAGTTCAACGGCAACCAATGCGTCGAGCGGCGAAGAGTTTGTTCTCAAGATCATTAGCGAATACGACTACGGTGATGGCGCATATGGTTATGGGTCGTATGGACAGGGACCGCTAGATACAACGGCAACTGCTTCGGCGTCAGTGACGTCAGCCGCAACCAAAGTATTCCAAGGTTCGGCGACAGCAAATGCTTCAGCGTCAGCAACGTCTTCTGCGCTCACAGTGGTCGATGGAGTTGCGACAGTATCTGCAAGCAGCACGAATACGGCTGATGGTGTTGCGACTGCTGGCGGATCGGGTACAGTTAACGTGTCGGCGACATTTACATGTACAGCGTCTGCGACATTTATTGCAGCAGGCATCACGGCATCGGAATCATCGTTTGCTGCTGTTGCTCGCGAAAAATGGGAGCCAATACCAATAGCTCCTGAAACTTGGGTTAGAATAGCCTCATAGATTAACTTGGACGAAGGTGGCTTAAATGGCTGATACTACAACCACTACTTATGGATTGACGAAGCCAGAGGTCGGCGCGTCGACAGATACTTGGGGAACCAAGATCAACAACAATTTGGATTCGTTGGACGATCTTCTCGATGGAACAACTGCGATTGCTCCGAATCTGACAGAGGGTTCTTGGGAGATCGGCGGGACTGCTGTTACATCAACAGCGGCAGAACTGAACAAGCTAGATGGGTTTGGTGATATCGGGTTCCGCGAGATTCCTGCTGTCGGAACTAAGACATCTTCTTACACATTGGCAACAGGCGATGTTGGTAAGTATGTACAAGTCGGTTCTGGCGGATCAATCACAATCCCAGACGCTACCTTCTCAGAAGGTGATGCGATTGTGCTGTTCAACAACACAACTGGCGATATCACTGTCACATGCTCAATCACAACTGCTTACATTAGCGGAACAGATTCAGATGTTGCTTCTGTCACTTTGGCGACAAGGGGTGTTTGTAACATCTTGTTTATTAGCGGCACAGTAGCAGTTCTAACAGGGAACGTATCGTAATGAGCGGAATACTTCTTGGTTTCGTAGGAGGTAATTATGGACCTCCTCCAGTCGAAGCATCTGGTGGCGATGAAACACAGACTATCGGTGACTACAAATACCATGTGTTCACATCATCAGGAACTTTCACCGTTACAGGCGGAGGAACTATTGAAGTAACTTCAGCAGGCGGTGGAGGTGGCGGAGGCGCCAACGGTGGCGGTGGTGGCGGCGGCGGGGAGCTTGACGTATTGTCGTCAGTCGAAGTTGCGGCAGGAACTTACTCAATCACTATTGGCGCAGGAGGCGCAGGAAGGCGACACGATGAAGGTATAGCCGCATCTAATGGAGGAACCAGTAGTTTTGCAGTAAGCGTCACCTCATTAGGTGGAGGGCGTGGTGGATCTGGAGAACAATCAGGTGCAACTGGAGGTTCTGGCGGAGGCGGAGGCCAATACCTTGGAGGCGGTGGAGCTAGTGGTTCCAATACGTTTGCCGGCGGTAGCGGACAATTCCAGTTTACAGGCGGTGGCGGTGGAGCTACTGAAGCAGGGAGTAATGCGGTTTCATTTCAAAACGGCGATGGAGGCGAGGGTTATACACTAACTGATATTGACTCCAACCTTACTTCTGCAAATTTCACATCGTTGTCAAGCATGACAGTTATTTGTTCTGGCGGAGGCGGAGGCAACTATGATGGAGCCGCTGGCACTGCAGGCACAGGAGGCGGAAATGGTCGCAGTGGACACAGGCCGGGAGCCGCATACAATGCAGTATCTTATGGCTCTGGCGGCGGCGGCGGAGCAAATGAAGATGATGGCGGGTCAGGAAAGTCTGGTGTTGTAATTATTCGGTATGCGGCATAGGGATAGAAAATGGCTTATTTCGCACAAATAGATGCAAACAATACAGTAACAAATGTGATTGTTGTTAAAGATTCAGACTGTCTTGATAGTGATGGCAATCATTCAGAGACCGTAGGCGTAAACTTTTGCAAGTCTTTGTTTGGCAGTCAGACAGAATGGAAGCAAACATCACGGGATGGATCAATTAGGAATCAGCAAGCAGACATCGGCGACACTTATGATGCTACTAACGACTGGTTTGTTTCTCCTCAACCTTATCCATCATGGACTTTAGATCAGTCAGGTCTTTGGGAGCCGCCTGTTTCACG